ATGACGGTGTAGCCAATGCCGAAGAGAGTGAGGAACACTTTGCTAACATCGTTGACGAGGTCGACCAGTCAACCCTGAGTACCATTGTCAGCGCCCTGCTCGACAAGATTGAGCTGGACAAGAAAGCAAGAGAGAAGCGGGACAAGCTGTATGAAGAGGGTCTACGCAGGACTGGCATGGGCGATGATGCGCCCGGCGGCGCTCAGTTCACTGGCGCTACCAAGGTCGTACACCCAATGCTCATTCAGGGCTGTGTTGACTTCTCTGCACGGGTAATGAAAGAGCTGTTGCCTCCGACTGGCCCTGTCCGCAGCAAGATCTACGGTGAGCGCAGCAGCGGCAAGATGGACAAGTCCTCTCGCAAAGTGGACTTTATGAACTGGCAAATCACTGAGCAGATGCCTGAGTTTCGCAGTGAGCTTGAGCAGTTGACAACCCAGCTACCATTGGGCGGTGGTCAGTACCTGAAGTTCTGGTGGAACAATAAGCAGCGCCGAATACAGTGCGAGTTCGTACCCATCGATGACATCTTCCTGCCGTTCGCTGCGACTAACTTCTACAGCGCGGAGCGCAAGACTCACCGTCAATACGTAACAGCGCAGGAGTTCGAGACTCGCGTCAGAAACGGCATGTACCGTGACATCACCCTGTCTTCTGCACCTATGCCTGAGTACTCAAAGGCATCGAAAGCCAACGACAAGATCGAAGGCAGAGAAGAGAGTGTGTACAACGAGGATGGCCTGCGGGTCATCTATGAGATCTACGTTGATGCAGATCTCGGTGAGGGTGTTGCGCCATACATCCTGTCTATTGATGACAACACCTCTGAGGCTGTTTGCCTGTACCGTAACTGGGAACAGGACGACGAGACCAAGCAGGCACTGGTGTGGATTGTAGAGTGGCCAATGATACCGTGGCGCGGTGCATACCCAATCGGTCTGACTCACCTGATCGGTGGATTGACGGTAGCAGCCACTGGTGCTTTACGCGCTCTGCTCGACTCAGCACACATTCAGAACTTCCCCACAGCACTCAAGCTCAAGGGTGGGCCTAATGGTCAGACGATCAATCTCCAGCCAACACAACTGGCAGAGATTGAGGGTGGGCCAATGCAGGATGACATCCGCAAGTTGGTGATGCCGATACCGTTCCCCGGCCCATCGCAGACGCTGTTCAGTCTGTTAGGGTTCTTGGTTGATGCAGGACGCGGAGTTGTTCAGACATCGTTTGAGAACCTCGCTGATGGCAACCCCAATGCACCAGTAGGCACAACTCTGGCCCTGATTGAGCAGGGCATGGTGGTTTTCAGTTCTATCCACAGCCGACTGCATAATGCAATGGCTATGGTCTTGAAGGTAATGCACAGGATCAACGCATCGTACCTGACCGAGGATGACATCAAGGCAGCGGGTGACTTTGAGATTACGCCACAGGACTTCCAAGGCCCGATGGACGTTATCCCAGTCTCTGACCCCAACATCTTCAGCGAGGCGCAGCGGTTTGCTCAGACACAGGCTGTCATGCAGCGTGCTGATGCTAAACCACAGATGTACGACCAGCGCAAGGTTGAGGAGATGTTCCTGCGTCAGTTGAAGATACCGACTGACATCTTGGTTCAGGGTACTGAGCCAGAGAACCTTGATCCCGCATCAGAGAACATTGCAGCGGTGATGGGCAGCAAGATCTTTGTTCTACCCAGACAGGATCAGATTGCACACCTAATGGTTCACATACCATTCATTCTGTCGGATGTGTTTGGTAAAAACCCTGTCATACAACAGACGCTGTACCCAGCCATGATTGAACACCTACGCAACCATGCGCTTCAGTACTACGTGACCGAGTCACACAGGGCTGTAGCCGATGCAATTGAGGCTGGTGACATTAAGGAAGATGATGGCAAGACACAGGCACAGATCATCAATCTCGTGCAGGAGAGTGTGGAGCCAGTGATGTCCAACGTGTCGCAGTTGATTACCTACATGCAATCACTGCTGCCACAGATGCAACCCAACATGCCGCCACCTGATCCGCGCATGGCTGTTGCCCAGATGACTCAGCAGACCCAGATGGAACGGCTGAAGCAAGACGCTCAGGAGGCCGTGCAGAGGCTTCAGTTGTTGGCTGAACAGAATGCACAACGCTCTCAAGCAGAGCAGTTAAAACTGCAAGACAAAGAAGCTGACCGTCAAGCACGCATGCAGCAGGAAATGCTCAGGCAGCAGGCTGAAGACATGCGTACCGCAGAAGAAATCGCAGCAAGAGAGCGTATGAACACGTCTGATAACATCACGGCATTGCAGTTGGCCGAGGCTGAAATCAGGACGGGTGAGAAGTTTGCCGTGTCAACCGGCACTGGCATAAATCCAAACCCTTGAAGGAGGGAAAAGCATGGAACAGATGAAGGATAGTGAACTGTTGCCACAACACAAGCGAATGGCGATGGGCATGCCTGTCAACAACCCGCCGTATGTTGGTGGAAAGAAAGATCCGATGCAGGCTGAAAAGCCCAGCACAAAGCAGGTAACAAACAAATGAATGAAAAGACCTTGATCGGGCGGCTGAAGAAAGCACAACAAGAGCTGGCCTTACAAGCAATGCTAAGACCTGCCCAGAAGGACTTGTTCACTCTGGGTCAGGCATCTGGGATGGTCATTGGTTTAGAGGCGGCTGTCGACGAAGTGTTAAAAATATTGAGCGAGGAACGTGATGATGGCAATGACCTATGAGCGCATGCTTGAGGAGGCTTTCCCAGTAGCAGATGCGGGAGTACAGCCTTTTGGTAGCCGTGTGCTGGTACAGATCAGGAACCCACAGGAGAAAACCACTGGGGGAATCATCTTGAGTACTGACACGAAAGAAACAGAGAAGTGGAACACCCAAGCAGCCAAGGTTATCTCAATTGGCCCACTGGCATTCCGCAATCGCAACACGATGGAACACTGGCCAGAAGGTAACTGGTGTGAGGCTGGTGAATTTGTACGAGTACCGAAATATGGCGGGGATCGGTGGGAGATAAAGCTGGGCGAGAAAGGCATTGCCCTGTTTGTAATCTTTAACGATCTGGACATTATCGGCAAGGTGACAGGCGACCCGCTTGGCATGAAGGCATTTATTTAGCACCTACCTGAAGGAGGTACGGAACTATGGCAAACGACACATTACGTGAAAGTGATGATGCTGAAGAACTACAAGTTGTCGAAGATCAAGAGAGTGGCGAACATGTCGAGGTTGAATCAGAAGGCGACGAACGACAGTATGCCCAAAGTGATGACGACTACTCTGATGCTGAACGCGAGGTAATTCGCGAACGCCGTCGAATAGAAAAGCGCGAGAGAAAGCAGCGGCAAGATGCTGCCAAGAATCGTGACAAAACCGAATTAACTTTCCTACAGCGCCGTAACGAAGAGCTGGAGCGAAGATTCTCTGCAATTGAAGGCAAGATCACTCAGTCAGAACTCTCTGAGTATGATGTTGCAATTGCAGACGCGCAAAGACGCGCACAAATGGCAGAGCAGGTATTTGCCAAGGCTATTGATGCCAAGAACGGTGCAGACGCTTCTAAAGCCATGCAGTACCGAGATCAGGCACGGGCAGCGGTGTACGCCCTTGAGCAGAAAAAGGCTCAAGAGATGCAGCGCATTCAGCAGGCTCAATACGCGCAGCAGCAACAGCAGAACACTATCCCACAGCGACAGATCGAAATGGCTCAGGACTTTATCCGTGAGCATGATTGGTATGACCCGCACGGTGGCGACGAGGACTCAGCAATTGTGCTGGCACTTGATGCAGCGTTGGTGAAGGCTGGTGTTGATCCTAACTCTGAAGAGTACTGGGATGAGCTGCGTGAGAAGGTTAAGCGCAGACTGCCTGAGAAGTTTGCTGCTGAAAAGAAGGAGCAACGTGAGCAGCGTAGTGACACCAACAAGCCCCGTGGTGGGCCACAGATTGGATCAGGACGCAATGACTCTGCACCCAGTGGTCGCAGAGAGGTGTACATCAGCCCAGAGCGTAAGAACGCTATGATTGAAGCTGGTGTGTGGGATGATGCGGTCTTACGTCAGAAGTACATAAAGAGGTACATGGACTATGACAAGCAGAACTCACGATAAATTGCAAGCACATTCAAACTATGTTATATATACAGCAATCGCTGAAGGAGCGAGATCATGACTGACGAACGCCTAAAGAAATCCTCTGACAATGGCAGGGCTTCTCGCGGGATGAGTGACAGAAGCGTCACTGAGAACCGAGAAATATCTGATGACGAGAGGGTTGAGATGTTCAGACAGCAATTTTTTCAGTCTGCACTACCAGATTTGCCGAAGATTCCCGGCTACCACACTTGTTGGTTAACCACTACGAATCCTCGGGACAGTATTCAAGGTCGAGTACGACTAGGATACGAACCGATAAAGCCGGAGGATGTACCCGGCTGGGAATACGCCACTCTGAAAACGGGTGATTGGGTTGGATGTATAGGTGTGAACGAAATGCTGGCATTTAAACTGCCTGCTTCGTTATACGAGAGATACATGCACGAGGCGCATTATGCTGCCCCGCTGCGTGAAGAGCAGAAGCTTGCCGACACAGCAGACATGCTTGCCGACCAAGCTAAACGCAAAGGCTCTCGTGTGTCGCTAGGTGACGGGATGATGGAGTTAGCAGATGAACGTGAGGCTCGGTTTGAAATCTGAGTCCGCATAAAATTGTTCATCAACCAAATGGAGAAAAGCTATGTCCTCGACAAGCGCCCCGTTTGGCTTTCGGCCTTCGTTCCACAACAGTGGTCAAATGCGTCCGAAAGCCTACACAATTGCTTCAACATATGCCGCCAACGTATTTCAGGGTGACCCAGTCAAACTGACCGACAATGGCGTAGTACAACTCGGAACCAGTGACGGAACCCGTTCTGGAACCGTTGACGGTATTTCCCTTCTGGGTATCTTTGCTGGCTGTCAGTATCGTGATGCTGGTGGTCGCCCAGTAGTGTCCCCGTTCTGGCCATCAGGTGCTACCGGCACTGAAATCGTGGCGTGGGTTTATGATGACCCCGAGACACTGTTTGATGTGCAGTACGACAATCCCTCTGCTGGCACAACAGTTCAAACTGCTGTTGGCGAAGAGTGTGATTGGACTGTTGCATCACCGGGCGGTTCTACCGCAACTGGCTTGTCTAACACCAAGCTGACGGCTATTCAGGCCACAAGCGGTCAATTCCAGATTACTGGTTTTGCCTATAACATCAACGACTCACTCACAGATGCTTATGTACAAGTGACTGTTCGTATCAACGAACATCATTACAAAGCTGCTGTGAACTCGGTTTAAGGGGGATCTAACAGATGGCTACTCCAATGCGTAGTACCGACTTTAGGTCGGTTGTTGAGCCGATCCTCAACGAGACCTTTGATGGCGTTTACGATCAACGCGCTGACGAATGGAAGATGGTGTTCCGTGAGCAGAAAGGCATTCCACGTAACTACCACGAAGAGCCTGTGCTTTTCGGTTTTGGTGCTGCCCCTGAGCTGCCTGATGGCATGCCAGTGACATACCAAAGCGGTGGCGTGCTGTTCTTGCAGCGTTACCTCTACAAGGTGTACGGTCTTGCCTTCGCCCTGACGAAAGTCTTGGTAGAAGACGGTGACCACATCCGTATCGGTCAGACCTATGCCAAACACTTGGCACAGTCCCTGATCGAAACTAAAGAGACGCTGGCGGCAAACATCCTGAACCGTGCGTTCACATCTGGTTATGTTGGCGGTGACGGCAAGACGCTCGTCGCTACTGACCACCCGATTGTGAATGGTGTGTTCAGCAACCAATTGTCCACAGCGGCTGCACTTTCGCAGACCTCTCTGGAACAGTTGTTGATCCAGATCCGCAACGCTGTTGACAACAACGGCAAGCGAATCCGCTTGAACCCCAAGAAAATTGTTGCAGGCCCAAGCAACGTGTTCCAAGCAGAAGTACTGCTGAAGAGCGCACTGCGTACTGGCACTGCTGACAACGACATCAACCCAGTTAAGTCAATGGGTCTGCTGTCTGAGGGTCAGGCTAACCTGTCTCGTATCACTTCCACCACTGCTTGGTGGATACAGACTGACGCACCAGAAGGCTTGAAGCTGATGATGCGCCGTGGTCTGGAAAAGAGCATGGAAGGCGACTTTGAAACTGATTCCATGCGGTACAAGGCGACTGAGCGTTATGACCTCGGTTGGACTGACCCGCGTGCAGTGTTCGGAACGCCCGGCATCTGAGTACCACTCAGGGTCATGCTTAAAGAGAGGGAGCTTCGGCTCCCTTTTCTTTGGCTGGACTTTA